GAAAGACATTTTACTCCGTACTTAACAAATTCAAAATATTTACAATGGAATGATTCTGGTAAAGAACGTGTAATAAAACAAGAACTAAGTAGAATGAGAAGTCAAATAGCACAAGATTATCACGACAGCTTTCACTTAGGTATGTTAGGATCTTTATCGAAACAACCAAAACACGCAAAAACTCAAGCGCATAGAATGCTTCAAGAGGCAGGTGTATTTCCAAGAGATAATAATCTCGATGTTGGACTAGGTTTTGATCTTACTAAGCAAGAAGCTAAAGTATTATTAGAAGTGACAGAAGAATTTAAGAAAAGAAAGTATAGAATATAATGCAATCACTGGACAGCATATCACTGGACCTAACCAATGCCCTAGTACCCCTCATCGCTATCTTCCTCAGTCTAGGGCTTGGTTTTTTTATAAAAGACCTACTAACAAACTTTATTACTGGTATTAGATTTAAATTTGATGGCAGTTTTAATGAAGGAGATAAATGCATTGTTGATGGAGACAGGGCAGTGCTAGTTAAAGTAGGAATATATGAGAGCGTATTTGCCATAACTAATGGTAGAGGCCATGTCTGGAGATATGTTCCTAATGAAAGAATTAAGTTTCTAAAAATAGAAAAGATAATAGAGGAGCCTAAAGAATGATTACAATACTAGGATCATTAATTGGTTTTGCAGGATCTGCATTACCAAAAGCATTTGATATGTTCTCAGATTGGCAAGACAGAAAACACGAATTGGCAATGATGGATCGTCAGATAGAGGCATCCAAATTAGCACATACGCAAAAACTAGAAGCACTTAATATAGAAGCAGATATAAGTGAAAGCAAGGCTTTATACAAACATGATCAGTCCATGAAGTCTACAGGGTTTATGGCAGGATTAAGAGCCAGTGTCAGACCAGTTATAACATATTTATTCTTTACACTGTTTGCAGCTATTAAAGGTACGGCACTGTATGGTTTAATATATACTGACGGTATTGTATGGGAAATAGCTATACAGACACTGTGGGATGAAGAAACACAAGGCATATTTGCTGCCATCATATCATTCTGGTTTGGAAGTCGCGCACTTCAGAGATCTAGAAGCAGTTCGTAATAATTATATGGTAAATCATGGGTTACTACAGAAGATATTATATGCAAGAGGAAACTGAAATGAACGCTATATTAGATAATCTGGGAGGTTGTGGTAAAGAAAGTATACTTTTAAAAGAAAGGACTAATAATATGGCTGAAGACATGAACGAGTATTTTGATACATATCATAAAGAGTCTAAATGCGACAGTTGTATAGAATGTAATTGTGACCCTTGTGTATGTAAATGCAGTTGTCATAAAAGTCCATTTGACAAAACAGAAATATTTAAAAATAAAGGAGAATAATAATGCCTTATGGAAAAGGAACATATGGAAGTCAAAGAGGAAGACCACCTAAGAAAAAATCTTCTAAAAAATCTTCTAAAAAAAAGAAAAAATAAATTAAATGCTGAATATTACTCAAGAAGCTAAAAACTATCTGCGAGATATTACAAAAGAACATAATAAGGAGTATATAGCTTTTGGTGTAAAGGGTGGAGGATGTTCTGGATTTTCTTACATATGGGATTTTTCTGATGGTCCTCTTAAAGAAGATGAACTAATAGATATAGGAGATGGTGTATCTCTTATAGTAGACGGTATGAGTGTTATGTATACACTAGGAAGTAAAATAGATTACGTTAAGGAACTAGGTGGTACATACTTAAAAGTATCAAACCCTATGGCAGACAGCCAATGCGGTTGTGGAGAATCTTTTTCAGTTAAGGTGTAATTAAACGTGAGAAGAATGACTGATGAAGGGTTAGACCTTATTAAATTTTATGAAGGGTATTCCTCTTCTGCTTACCTCTGCCCTGCCCAACATTGGACAATAGGCTATGGGGCTATTTGGGGGATGGATAATAAGAGAGTAACAGAGGATCATCCTGATATAAATAAAGATCAGGCAGACTATCTATTAAGAAGGGATGTAAGAAAATCAGAAGTTGCAGTATTACGACTAATAAAAGTACCGTTGGAAGATGGACAGTTTAATTCACTTTGTTCATTTGTATTCAATTTAGGCAGCGGTTCTTTACAAAGCAGTACATTAAGACGTAAAATCAATAGGGGGGATTATATTGGTGCAGCAAATGAATTTCCAAGGTGGATATGGGCTGGAGGAAGAAAATTAAAAGGATTAATAAAGAGGAGAAACGATGAGCGATTAATGTTTCTTGGATGAGTTTAGCAATAACATACAGACATTGGTATCCACCCTAGTAAAGGCTATGGGGTATTAGTAATAAATATCCTGAATAAACTTGTAGCAATAGTAGCTAGAGCAAAACTGTTTATTACCATTAATGCTCTGTCATTCCAAAGCATCCCTACAATCATCCACCCTGCAATCCCTACGAAATGGAAATAAAGATTAACAGGGTAGATGTTGTTGGACGTAAGTAACATACCAATCATAAGAACTACACTAGAGAACCACTTGATATACCAATCAAGGGTATACAGGGGGGTTTTGGTTACAATACTAGTTCCGTTGTGGTTGTCACTCATGTTCTAATTTATTCTTTACTCTTTTTTTCAGTCTTTGTTTTAGTCGGTTCACTACCAAAATCTACTATAGGATCAAAAGGCCACTCTTTAGCCCATTGAGCTTTATTTTTTTTCATTATATCAATCACTGACTCCATTTTTACCTCCTTTCTAAAAAAATGACCTCTGAGGATGCGCGAGAAATGCCCTCAAAGACCCCTTAATGTAGGTATAGTCCAAAAAATACCTACTTGCTCTGTATAAGGCTTAAAACGCTATATACAGGATTTTGCCTATTTTGAGTCATTTTTATCATTAAAAGTAGTATCTGTTACCTCTCCAGTAGTTCCAGCATCCACCATACATAAAGAATTTATATCTCTAGGCATTATTACATTAGCAGACCATGTTCCTGTTGTCTTATTAAGATGAATTATAGTAACATGACCTCTTTCTGATACACCTCTAAATACAATTCTTTCTTTATGTATACCTTCAATTATCCCAGCTGCTATCGGAAGAGGCTTACAAGTTATAGAACTTTTAGGTTGTGACCAAGCTACTGAGATATTCATACAAATTACAAAGATAAGTATAAATATACAAGCAACAAAATAAGTATTACTAAAAATATCAAATTTAATTTTTTGTATAAGTTCTTTTATTAAATTCATTTTTACCTCCCTAATTTAAAAATATTCTTCGTTGATGTGCTTCTATATAATCTATTGCTCTTTTTAAAAAACTTGTATCATCGTCAAACCCACCTAATGCTCTATTGCATTTGTGACAGAGCCAACCTCTAAACGTATCTGTATCGTGACAATGATCTATAACCCATGATCCATTCTTGGTGTTGCCTTTACCTTTAACAGCTTCAGCATCACCATTACAAATAGGACAGATATAGCTTTCTTTAGGCATACCATATTCTTCTCTTAATCTGTCTCTTACTTTTTTCATTTCATTGTTGCAACTACGGCACTCTGCTCTTAGAAAGTTAGCACCAGAATGTCTGCCAAATTTAGATAAGGGAAGGTAAGTATCACACTTGGTACAAACTTTACCTTCACCTGCACCTAAATCCTCATTTTCAAAAAAAATTTCCTCTTCAAAAAAATCAAGCTGCATTTTTCTTTATCCTTTTCAAGTGTATAAAGTACGCTTTGTTAAAACCACGTTCCCATTCTTTATATCTTGATGTACCATAAGAATAGGGATTTGTCAGATTTTCTACAAATCCTATCATCCCTTCCTTATGTATTTTCTTTAAAGGATAAAAATCTCCACTATATACTCGTCTTTTCTTATACCCCACAAACTCCTCCTGAATTTGTTATCTCGCAAATATCATGTGTCTCAACGTGTTCATCAAATTCTTCACCTAACTTGTCTACTGCTTCAGAGTAAGGTACTGTAGATAAAGGCTGACCACCCCTGCTACCGTCAGGATAACAAGTAAACCCTCTTAATCTGTGAGCGTAGGATGCTAGAGTGTTCGCAAAATTCTTAACCGTATCAGGGTTATTAAACTTTGTACCCCAAGCAGGTAAGTTAATAGTGGAACTGATGGACATATCAACATAGTCTTGAACATCTGCCTGAAATTTAATTCTTCTTTCGTAATCTTCTGCAAGATCCAATGCTGATTCAATACTCTCTGGATCAACACCGTACAAATCAATTAATTCTTGAGCAGCACTGTCTATAACGTATTGATACTTCCACCTAGTTCCACCAGTTAAATATCTTCGCTTGTATGCAACAGCAAAGATTGGCTCTATACCAGAAGAACTACCAGCAAGTATACTAATAGAGCCAGTTGGAGCAATAGCACGGTTCGCCACTGGCCTAGATATGGATAACTCGTCTGCAAATCTTCTAGAAACGTCATCACTAATCCCTTTATATACCGATAACCATCGGTGAAGATCGGTACTAACTTCATATTTTTCTCCTCTTTTAATAAGCCATTCATGCATTCCCATAAGTCCAAGACCTAATCTTCTGTTTTTCTGCCTTACAGCATGAACTTTCGGATAAGGTAATTCGGCTCTCAAGGTTCCGCATATTAAAAATTTAGTGGCTAAGTCTACTACATGGGCCAACTCTGATATCGACTCAATACGGCCCAAATTGATACTCCCCAAATTGCAAACATCACTGTCATCAGCACTACATACCTCAGTACAGGCATTGCGTAAAGTTTCATTCTCATTCTCCATAAAATTAAAACTGAATCCTGGTTCTGCTGTTCGTAATGCCTGTTCAATATTCTTAACAAACGTATCACCAACAGATCCAGTATTCCAGTACTCCAGTAACCAATCTGTATCATAGTTAATACTAATATTAGTCATATCTAACGGAGCGCGAAAGTTAAAATCTTGCTCCTTAATTTGCTTCAGGGTTAAACCAGTATCTCCTACTGGCATTGTATCCCAATCCTTTGCAGTAAGGAAGTTGGGAATATCGTTGTGCTTCCAATGCAGTGATGCATACATTGCTGATCTACGAGATCCACCCTGCATTACATTAGCACCAATAGAATTTATCATCTGCATTTTGGGAATTGGGCCAGACGCAAGACCTCCTGATCCACTAAGAGTACGACCAGATTCTCTATAGGTAGAATAGTCAATACCTATTCCTCCCCCTGTCATTAAACAAGACTCAGCTTTCCAACTGAGGTTAGCCCAATCCTCTCTTGTATCCTCTTCAGCAGACAATAGAAAACAGTTATTATAAAAGCGTTTGTCTCTACCTGCATAGTATAAGTACCTGCCTCCAGGAACAAATTTTAGATCAGTTATATATTCTGCAAGTTGACTTCGTTCTTCTTTTCTCATTAAGGCTTCTTCACCTGAACGATAGTTGCCACATACATCCTCAACTAAAACTTTAGCAAGTTGTTCCCAACTATCGCATCCAGTGTGTGCATATTTTAAATTAAATATATCCTCAGAAAACTTTGATCTGAACATAGGGTTCATGTTTGATTTAAATCTAGTCATGTATATCTGCCTTCACTATAGAAATGTCTACACCTTCAAAGTGATCTTCAAGAACCTCTTTGACATCATCAGGAAGAGTTTGAAGAAGACCATCTGCTCCATCTACAGGAACTATATGATGATCTTCTTCTACCCTGACTTTTACTAATAAAATAAAACTATGCATTAAAACCGAAATGTTCTACTACGCCATAAAGCAGTTGGTGTTAAACCATGACTTGATCTAGCTTCAGACAATGATTTAAATGCATCAGACAAACCTTTACTAGCTTCTTCATATACTACCTTTGCAGCTTCATATGCATCTTGAGCTTCATATACATCACCGTATTTAAGGCGTTGCAGTTCATCTTGTTTTATTTTAATTTCATCTTCAAGGGTTTTAATCATTTCATTATCCATCGTTTACTCCTTTCTCTATTAAGTCAGACAGATCTGGTGGCAAGTGACCTTTAGGTTTTACAATCTTTCCATCGCTCCTAACGGTTCCCTTTTCTAATTTTTGCATATTATTATTATGTACTCTTATAAATGCTTCATCTACATACTTTAATTCTTTAAATCTTGAAGCAAAACCAAATACAACGTAAAGAACATCACATAATTCTTTCATTACTTTCTCAGGTTTTATTTCAGATTCTGATAAAAACATAGCATCCAGTTCTTCAATTAATTCCTGATATTCTTCAGTCATGTTATTAACACAAAGTTTTAATCTTTGTATATTGTACTCATCTTTAACTTTTAAACTATGTCCTCGACTTTGAAATGGAACTTTATCATATATCCCTTTATCTGTCAAGACATTTGTTACATAATCTTGCCAGTTATCTAGGCATCTTTTGTAATTAACTTCCAATAGATTTTCTCCCTCTTAGTTTATCTAATTCTTCTTGTGGATCTAATTCTTTGTGTTCAGGTATATATACTTCATCTATTAATTTATTTAAATACCATCTGGCTTTTTGTAAATCTTCCAGTGGTTTGTTTTTGTAGTCAAAACGCCAGAGATATTTCATTATGTTTCCTTTTAGATAATGTTTAAAGCTATCTCCTGTAGTCGCTTTGATTGCATCTATACACTCCACACCATGTTGATTATAATGTGGTGGTTCATTTACCATGTCTTCAATCGTAATGGTGTCCTCACCAATAGTTAATATTCCCATAGTTTAAAACCTTTCATATTAATGTTTTGTTTGTGGTTTAAAATTGACATAAATTACGTTCTTTAGCTTTTTTTTATCCTCCTCTGATAAATTTTGATCTTCTTTTTCATATCTTTTTTGTGCATCGTCAATAACACTTTTTACTAACATTAATAAAGAATCACCAATATCATTTACAATATGATGACGATCAGTATCATATACATCTTCAGTAGCAAAATCACCACAGGTTATGTTAATACCTTCTCCATCATGCGTAATAAATAATCCAAACGTACAGTCAGGTACATTTATCATATGAGTTATTTCACTTTTTGACATGACATCTCCAAAAAATCCTTTGCATAAACGACTGCTAGTGGCTCTTTGCGATTTGCTTTGATGATCACTAACGGCTTAGTTCCTTTAGTCACATGACTTTCAGCTTGAGATATAATGTCATATACAGCAAACTTTGCTCTTGATTTACACTCTACAGCCCAAGGCCATTTCTTTCTAGCAAGTGGGGATAAACTAATATCTGGGCCATTTACTCCCATAGGAGTAGATTTAATATCATCCTGTTCCACACCTTTTATCCTAGATAAAAGTATATCCCTCACCCACTGTTGCAGTAGTCTCCCTTTATTTTTAGCTGACGCTGGTTTCATATCGCCTAGCCATTTGAGTATAGTATTCATAGTTTCCTGCTTTTGATACAGGGTTCTTAGCATACTTTAAATTAGGCCAACAAGAAAACTTATAGTCGCAAAACGTACAAGGCATCTGTAATTTTCTGTTACCAGTAGAGCGTTTATAGTATGTCTCCATAGTATCATCATACAGTCTTTCAAAGTGAGCATCGTCAGTAGTCTTGGATACCTGTAATGCCTTTTGCTCAATCAAATCTATATAGTGATCTTCATCTTGTGGATCAGCTTCTATAACTTTGATCTCTCCTGTACCTTTATTTACTACAATCCATCCTCCAGCTTTTACACCTTCAGCCCTAGCATACCCAAATAACTGACAGCAATAACCAAAGTCATCCTGTTTCTTTAGCTGTTCGTAGGATGCAAAGCGTTTATCATAAGACCAAGAACTAGCACTTTTAATATCCCAAACACTTTTATCACCTAACTGTATAACTAAGTCAAGTTCCCCATATAAATCTCCTGCCTTAGTAGATAACTTAACTTTCTTATTCATATCAGTTATCTCTATTCCTGCCGACAAGAGAATGGCAACAGCTAAAACTTCAGTCATATCACCGTAAGCCATCATAATCTTAAAGTGATTTGGCTTGTCTGCCTCTTTCCATCCTAACTTTGATGCCTGTAATTGACACATAGGTTTGCCAATCTGAGACATGGATGGGAGTCCATTACTGCTACCTAACTTTTTATAGTTAAATTTAGACAGCTTCTCATTAAACATCTGACTAGCTGTAAAAATTATACTTTTAGGTATCTCTGGGCCTCCAGACAGAAACAAGTCTAGCTTTGTTTGAAGATCATTCATCGTCTACTGGTTCTATAAACTCAGCACCAACACTGCCGTTACCTATATTCTCTCTCATTCTTTCGGTAACATCTTCATTCTCTTTTTGTATAACCTGTTGAAATGTAAGCAAATTTGCTTCATCATCCTTAGTTACTTTAATTTTATTATCAACTATAGGTTTGTAATTAAGAACGAACCACTGATTAGATCCTCGCTTCTCAACTTTAAAGTCTATGCCAAGCTCATAGTTAAAGTGCTTTAGCTTTTGCTTTTCAAGTTCACCAACAACTTTACCTATTTCGTAAAAGTTAGATGGGCCAAGACGCATACGGAATGGTATTGGATCAAACTCTACTGGCTCTGATCCAGGTTTTACTGCATCATTCATTCTAATCATGCCAAACAAATGTCTATACAATTTTGTTCGACTAGCTTTTGCATATGCTACAGGATCTGAAGCCTTGAGTTTTTCTTTTTGTCTGGATGGCATCCAGCCACATTTATTTCCACCAAACCAATCAGTAGCCTTATCAGCAAATCTGATAAAATGCTGAGACATATTTGCATATTCCTCTGCATCACTGTCAAATACAGAAGTCTGCATGGTTGTTGCAAAGACACGAACAGCAACATCCTTGCCAAATACAGGGCCATGATCAGGATGCTCAAGTCTTATTGATGGTACTGGTACACTAGCCATCTCTTCACCATAGAATGCATCTCTATTTATTGATGCTCTAGGTATTTGTGGGCCAGTGTCTTCTGGCACTACGAAAAGATTCGTAGCTTGATTAAAGTCTAATTCAACTAACGACATTTTTTTCTCCTTTCAAAATGTATAATGCTTATAACATATTAATTTTGATTTGTCAAGCACAATCTTCCTGTTCCATCCAATTTTTTCCAATCGACATTTCAACTTCCAAAGGAATAAATTTTTCTAGACCAAATCTTTTTTCTGCTTCATCTTGTGCTTTAACCAAACAAGTAGGAGCAATCTGCTTCACTTCCTCAATCTCATCTGGATGACAATCTACTATAACAGAATCGTGTACCGTGTTGATAACTAAGCTCTTTAGTCCACGTTCCTTTAGCTGTTTATGTAGCAGTATAACACCAAGAGGAACGATCTCAGCAGTGGCTACAGACTGAACTGGATAGTTCACGATTTGAGTTTTAGAAGATGCGTTACCCTGTTTAGTACGATAGACATTTGGGAACGCAAACTGTCTACCTGTAGCAGTTGTAACAACCTCATTCTCAATCGCTTCAGACTGTAAAGTTTTGTGCCAGTTAAACACTCCTGCATACTTTCCAAAGAACTCCTGAAAGTATACTCGTTGTGCAAATGTACCCTGTGATCCTCCGTATAGAGGTCTGAAAGTAGATGCTTTGGCAGCACCACGTTCTGTTGGTTCTCCATTATCTGTAAGAACCTTTGCCGTATATGCGTGGACATCGAAGCCCTCCCTTACTTCTTGTTTTATTCTCTCATCCTTGGCAAGGATACCTGCAACCCTAAACTCTAATTGAGAATAATCTACTTCAAGTAATTCCCCACCTTCAAACCTACTGACAAACGCCTTGCGAACAGGAAACAGTTTACCTTTAGGCATATTTTGTAGGTTGGGATTACTACTGCTAAGTCTACCTGTAGCTGTTATACATTGGTTAAAGTTAGCGTGAAGTATAGTATCACCTTCTCGTATACCCTTTTTAATACCCTCAATAAACGAACTACGATATGTATCTATAGCAGACAATCGTATCAAAGAGTTAAGAAACTTCTTGACTTCTGGATTTTTTTGCGTCTTTTCCAAATCAACAAGAGTATTCTTATCAGTCTTAAAACCTCCTGCTGATGCTAATGCAACAATCGGGGTCACTTGAAGTCCTGCCCTTTCTGGCAACTCTTTGTATTCAAAACCTGTACCGTTACAGTGATCACACTTAGTCATATTTTTAAACTTAGTGCCATCCTTTTTAATCTTATAGTATCCACCTCTGCCAAAACAGTGTGAACATTTCATTGCCTGAGTTTTATATGCAGGAGTAAAGCAGTCCTCTACGCATTTAACAAAACCTGAGTCCATCATCTTTGGTCTGCGCTTTGGTTTACCTCTAGCATCTACTCCTATGTTCATGTATTCACGCCAAGATTTTTTATTATTTAACTTGTATGAATAAATAACCTGAGACAGTTGCTCTGGACTACTTAGATTGATTGGTGTATCTCCTACAAGTTTTTTAACTGTAGTATTTAAATAGTGTTGCAACTCTCCTTGTTCTATCTCATACTCTTGGTCAACCTTGTTAAGAACATCTATATCAATAGCCATACCTGCTCTTTCAATATCAGTAAGAACATCACAGAACTCACACATAAGATCTCGTATAGCTACAAGTGAATGGTTTGATTTTCTTTTAAACAGTGCTTGTTGCTTCTGAAATACTTCAGCAGTAGACATAACATCATAGTATAAATACGTTCTCTGATCTTCATCTGACATATCACTGTAGTTAAGACCTTTATCAAGAGTATCTTTCAATAGACTTTGCTTACGAATAACTTTATATTTCT